CGACTTGTAAGTTAGTCCATTGCATACCTTCGTCAACATCGAACGATCAATTAGATTTATTTGGACATTCAATAGCTGTTAACAGTAACAACATTATGATTGGTGCTCCTAACGAAACAGGAATGTATGCTAAGGAAGGTAAAGTTTATGCATACTCTAAACCTCATCAATCATCAGCGTGGTCTGTATATCACGAAGAAGCATTAAGACCAAATATAGAAAATATTAAAAAAGCTTATATCTATAGTAGGAAAGAAAATCAACTAACAGCATATCTCGATCTTGTCGATCCGTTGCAAGGAAAGATTGCAGGCCCGGCTGAGCAAGAACTTAGTTACAAAACTTTCTTTGACCCTGCAACATATTCTTTAGGAACAACAGGCTTAAATGTTGACGAAGGTATGCAATGGACTAACTTACAAGTCGGTACCTTATGGTGGGATTTAACTAAGGCTAAATTCTTAGAAAACGGAGCTGGTGATGTAGTTTATAGAAACACTACATGGAATCGATTATACGAAACAGCATCCATTGATATCTATGAATGGGTAGAAAGCAAATATAAGCCTTCTGAGTGGGACGAAATATCTTCTAGTGATAGAGGAAGCATTTTAGGTATCACAGGCTTAACAAAATATGGCGACAGTGCTTATAGTATAAAGAAAAATTATGATAAAATTTCTAAAACTTTTAAGAACATATATTATTACTGGGTAAAGAATCCTACAGTAATGCCAAATCACCCAAATAGAAAATTATCAGCATATAGTGTTTCAAGACTTATTTCTGATCCTGCATCTGAAGGATATACCTGCCTAGCTTTGACAGGTAGTAACTCTTTTAGTCTTGTTAATGTTGAAAGATTAATATCATCTTCTGATCATAATTTATTAGTACAATATTGGAATGTAAATTTAAACTTTGTTGAAACTAATGCCCACAGTCAGTGGAAGATACTAAGCGAACACCCGAACACAGTAATACCGCCAGAAATTGAAACTAAGTGGATACACAGTTTGATTGGTAAAGATCTAAATGACAGACCAGTGCCTGATATCAAGTTGCAAGTAAAACAACGTTATGGTATTGCATTTAGACCTAGACAAAGTATGTTTGTTAATAGAATTGAGGCGTTAAAACAATTTATTGAGCGTGTTAATAATGTACTAAAATTAAAACTTGTTGCTGACGATTACGATCTTAGCGATTTGTTAAAATTTAACGATCCGCCTTCTGCTATGTCTGGGACATGGGATTTAAAAATTGACACGGAGTCTGAATTAAGATTTGTCGGAACAGCAACATTAATTCAAGCTAGATTAGAACCTGTTATTGAAAATGGTAGAATTATTGGCGCATATATTGCAAATCCAGGACAAGGATACATTAATGCTCCGTACATAACAATTTCTAATACTGGAAGAGGAGCTGTTGTTAAGACTGTTATCAATCAAAACGGTCAAGTAACAGGAGTTACTGTTGTAGAAAAAGGCGAAGGATATACTAACAATACAACATTTACTATTAGACCATTTACGGTATTAGTATCAAGTGATAGCAATACTTTTAATAAATGGAGTACATATCACTGGGATGTAGAATCATTACAGTGGAATAGATTAAAAGGTCAATCTTACGATGTAAGAAACTACTGGCGCTACATTGATTGGTATGCTAACGGATACAGTCAGTTTACTCAAGTTAATCATATTGTTGATAATACTTACGAGTTAGCAGTGTTAGAATCTAATATTGGAGATATAGTAAAAGTTAACAATGTGGGTTCTGGTGGTTGGTTACTATTACAAAAATATAATAATTTAACTACAATTGACTATACTCTTAACTTCTCTGTTGTAGGTAGAAACAACGGCACTATTCAATTTAATTCTAATCTATATGATTTTAGTGACATTGGATATGATAGTGCTTTATTCGATACGTCTATTTACGATAATTTAGCTGAAACAGAATTAAGAATTATTATTGATACAATTAAAAATAAATTGTTTGTTGATGAGTTGCGTGTTGAATACTTAAAATTATTTTTTGCAAGTTTGAGATATGTATTGCATGAACAGGTGTTTGTTGATTGGATAATGAAAACTAGTTTTGTAAAAGCTACGCATAATGTCGGTAGTTTAAAACAAAAAGTTAACTATAACAGCGACAATTTAGAAAATTACGAAGATTATGTAAAAGAAGTTAAGCCTTACAGAACTCAAATCCGAGAGTATGTGAGCTCTTATTCAAAATTAGATCTTTCACAATCATCGGTTACTGATTTTGATTTATTACCTGTAATTAATGAAGGATTTGCTGTAAGTCCGTTGGGTATTCGATTAGATGGCCAGGGTGGTCTTGTATACTCTGATAATGAGTTAACAACATATCCTTGGAAACATTGGTATGATAATGTTGGCTTTACAATTATTAATATTGAGTTAGTTGATGGCGGTAGTGGATACATAGATAATCCTGTAATACGAATTGAAGGCGGCTACGGTGCAGGCGCAGAAGCAAAAGCATACATTGCTAATGGAAAAGTTAATAGAATACAATTAATTAAACCTGGTACTGGATACTTAAAAGCTCCTACAATTATTGTTGACGGCGGACTTAGCGTTGAAGGAACCGCAGCTAGAGCTGTAGCTATTATAGAATCTGAAGTAGTCAGAGCTAATAAAATTGCAATAAAATTTGATAGAATCACAAGAACTTACTATGTGTTTAACAACTAAAAAATCAACAACTAAAGGATTTACTAGCTATTCTGGTATATTAACTTTAACCACAGCACCAGCAGCTGGAGATGTTATAGAGATTACATACAAAAAGAATTTCCATCATTTATCTGCTGCTGATAGAATTAATTTTTATTATAATCCAACAACTGGAATGTACGGTAAAGATCTAGCACAATTAATGACTGGTATTGATTACGGCGGTGTTAATATTACTGGTTTAGGGTTTAATATTAGTGGAGGATGGGATAGTTTACCTTGGTTCACTGACAGCTGGGACGGGTTTGATGCCTCGTTTGATGACTATATTGTTGTTGTTGGTGATAGTACATATACATTTACATTACCATATAAACCAGCAGCTGGCGAAAAAATTAATGTTTACGTTAATGGAACTAGAATAGACGATCCTTACTTTAACTTATATGACGGAAGCACGGTTCAACCTAACGGCAGAACAATAGCACCTGCTGGAACAGTAATGAGTACAATTACCGGCGACGGTGTAACAGATACTTTTAGTTTACCAAACTTAACTAATACTCCGCAGTTGGACATTAATACTGGGGATAAAATTATATTCCGTAGACAGACTAGTGACGGTAGTGTTGCTCCTCTTCCAGGAGAATATGATACACAACTTAGTGGTGGAGATCTAATATACTCAACTGCTACGGGTCTAGCACCAGATGATATTATATTAGACGGTGACAAATTTGTTACGCCTATGACTAGCCACGCTCCAGAAGAAATAGTACCTGGACAAATAACAGATACTCTAGCAATTAAAGTATTCCAGTTGCCAACATCTGCTTCAGCTAAAGTATCATATTTAAATTATATTGCTGATGGAATAACAGCTGAATATAGTTTGCCTCAAATTCCAGCAAATAAACCTAGTGTCTTTGTTAGGTTAGACGGGCGTGTATTAGCTCAAGGTGTTGATTATACAATTAATTGGAAATTACAAAATATAACACTAACATCGATACCAACATCTAAGAAAATAGTAAGTGTAATCACATTAGGAGTTGCTGGGCAAGAAATTTTAGATACAAATTATTTTATTGCAGATGGTAGTACTACTGAATATATTACAAATGCATCCTATATTGAAAATATGGGCTCAGTAGTTTTATTAAATGGCGAACCTGTAAATCATGTAGTGTTTAGAACTGATGATGGATATGAGTCTCCAGGAAAAGTTGGTTTAAGATTTGCAGAAGGATTCACATCTGATGATTTAATTACCTATCTAATTACTGCAAATAACAATCAAAAAACATCTACTACTAAGATGCAAGAATTTATAGGAGACGGTTCCACTAAGACATTTACATTAGATAATCCAGTCGGAGTTAATGAGCCACATTCTAATAGTGTAATTGTTTTAATTAATGATTTAATTCAGTATTCAGGCTCGTCAGAATACTTTGATTTATCAAATAACAATTTAATCTATCCGTTGAGCAAAGCTAAGGTTCAAGCATTTAGAGCTAACCCTGCAGATTTTGAAGTTTATCTTGACGGAGTAAAATTAACTTACGGAAGTCAGTATTATTTTGACAACAGTGGTGTTAATGTAGTTTTAGTAGATACAATATATAAAGAAGGCGCTCGATTAACAGTAACAAATTACACTCAAGCACAGTACAAGGTTCAAAATGGCCAAATAACTGTAACAGTTACTCCACAACCAGGATGGAGAATTAGAGTTTATACTTTCTATGATCATGATGTTTTAGAAATAGAAAGAACTTTAGAATTTACTCAACTAGAATTTTTAACTAATCCTAGTATGTATGAGTTTTATACAATTAAAGATCTAAAAGGCGGACAGTTCAAATTACCTAAGATGGTAGCTTCAGATGACTATGTATGGATTGTAAAAAATAATCAAATGTTAGCTCATAGCATTGATTATTATCTTGACAGTGATTTAAAAACTATCAAGCTAGCAAATCCATTTACACCATCGGATGTAGAAATTCATGCTATTATTTTAAGTGATCGTGTTGTTAATCACAGTTGGGCATATATGCAATTTAAAGATATGCTTAACAGAACTCATTATAAGAGAATTAGCAAAGTTAAGACTACTCGATTGGCTAGAGATCTATTACAAACCGACAGAGAAATACACGTTGTTGACGGATCAAGATTAAGTCCAGGCAATCCTGCTCTTAATTTACCAGGCATAATTGAAATAAACGGCGAAAGAATAGAATACTATGTTAAAACAGGAAACGTCTTAAGTCAATTGAGACGAGGAACATTAGGCACTGGGGTACCTAACTTACACAGGGTGCGTACTAATGTAATTGATATAGGTCATTCGGAAACTATTCCGTATGTTGATCGACAGGTAGTCGAAACTACAGTCAGTGATGGCAGTACAAACATTATACCTTTAAACTATCTACCTAAAAAGACTGCTGTAACATGGTATACTGAAACAATACCAGCTAATAACGGACGCTCTGACGAACTTGAAGTATTTGTAGGTGGATACAGATTAAAGAAAACAAGCTATAAATTATTTGAAGAATCAAACGGATACCCATATAGCCCAGAGGGAGATAGTCAGTATGAAGCTGAATTTAGTGTAAATGGAACTCAGCAGAAGTTCCAGCAGATACAAAGATAGTAGTAGTTAAGCGTCAGGGTAGCTTATGGCATCCTGATGGAACAGATTTAACCTATCATAATGGTGATATTCCTAGGTTTATTCGTAACACTGAGGCTATTTTCTCACAGTACTTGGTGGATAAATATCAATATGTGTTAGCTACAGACGACGGCACAACACTTATGACCGAAGGCGGCGAACCATTGGAGCTTGATTAAAATGGCAAGAATTTCAGATTTATCTAAGATAGAAGTACCTGCAGAGAGAGACGTAGTGCCGATCAGTGACGGCACAATTACAAAAAAGATCACGTTTGGTGATCTTAAAAGAAACATTGTAGAACAAGCTACTTCAACTAAATTAGGGGCTGTTCGTGTAGGCAACGGGCTATCAATCAGCGACACTGGTGTGCTTTCTGTAAGAAATTACAGTGGATATGTTTTGCCTCCTGCTACAACAGATACCTTAGGCGGTATAAGAGTAGGAGCAGGGTTATCAATCAGTGAAACAAGTGTGCTTAGTGTTAACTATCAATTACCTAAAGCTACAAATTTAGCACTAGGCGGTGTTAAAATTGGGGCAGGAGTTACAGTTGACACTGATGGTGTAATTTCTGTAAGTACTGCTAATATTTCTGGAGGATCATTAGGTTCAGTTCCGTATCAGTTAACTACAAATGTTACTACATTATTGCCTGGAAATATTACTACAGTAAAGAAATTTTTAGCACAAACTGGAACAGGCACATCTTCAACAGCACCATACTGGACAACTACGTATAACTTTTTACCTATTACTCAAACTGCAGGTACAGTGCTCAATATCAATGTAGCTACAGGTATTTTACCTGTAACAACAAGACAAGGTACAATTGCAAACGTATCTCTAATATCTTAAGGAAATAACATGGCATCTCGATACCCTTTGGTTTTAAACGGATCAACAATACAAGAATTACAAGACGGTGATTCACTTGCTGGTGCAGCAGCAAATTCTGACACACTTTTAGTGAGCAATACATATAGATCAGCATCAGTTCCTGCTATTGCAAATACAATACCTGCTAGGGACGGATCTGCTGATTTATTTGCAAACGTTTTTAGAGGTGTTGCCACAAGCGCACAGTATGCTGACGTAGCAGAAAAATATGAAGCAGACCAAATTTATGAACCTGCTACAGTTGTAGTTTTTGGCGGTGATAAAGAAATAACTGTGACAACAAACAGAGCTGATACTCGAGTAGCCGGTGTTATTTCAGAATATCCAGCTTATATTATGAATAGCTTGTCAGAAGGACAGGCTGTTGCTTTACGAGGAAAAGTTCCAGTTAAAGTAGTGGGTACTGTACAAAAAGGAGATTTACTAATTACTGGAGAACTAGCAGGCCATGCAGAAGTTGCTAGCGGTGATTTTTCTCCTAACGCAGTATTTGCTAAAAGCCTAGAAAATAAAGATTCAACCGGACCTGGTACAGTTTATGCTGTAGTATTATAATATACACAGTTTATAACTATAGGTAAATATGCTAAAGAGAGAAAATATGCAAGGAAAAGACTTATCGGGCATCCATATAGAAGGCCATATTAAAATTTGGTACCCTGAAACGGGCGAAATCGCTATCAATAAACGTAATGCTATTCATTATGAGAATATGAGTATTTCTCTTGCAGAAAGTATTGCCAATGCTGGCCAAGGATTTATCTATGAAATGGCGTTTGGTAACGGTGGAACTACTATAGATCCAACTGGTATTATAACTTACTTAACTCCTAATAGTACAGGAACTAACGCAAGTTTGTATAACGAGACTTATACTAAAGTAGTTGATGATAGATCAAGTGTTAATACTGATCCTATAAGAAACAAAATTGAAACAAGACACGTTACTGGTACAAATTATACAGATGTTTTTGTAACATGTTTATTAGATTACGGTGAGCCTAGTACACAAGATGCATTTGACAATGCCAACAATGCTGATAGCACTTTTATCTTTGATGAACTTGGTCTTAAATCGTACAGTACTTCTGGGACTAGTCGATTATTAACTCATGTAATTTTTCATCCAGTACAAAAAAGTTTAAATCGTTTGATTCAAATTGATTATACTGTACGAATTCAAAGTTTAACTGGTTTAAGTGAGGTTCAATAATGTCATATGAAATCGACCGCACTGATAAAATTAATTACGGAAGTATTGTAGTTGCTGACCAGTCAGTCAATCAAGAAACAAGTTTAGATTTTGTTGGAAAAAATTATACAGGTTACGCCAAAAGTATTGCAGAAAACTTTTTACATTTATTAGAAAATTTTGCTGCGGCATCTGCACCATCAAATCCTATTATAGGACAGTTATGGTACGACACAAATATAACAAATAATCCTGCACAGCCTCAATTAAAAGTATGGGATGGTACTAAGTGGGTAGCTGCTGGTAATATTACAAAGAAAACTGTTCAACCTACAACTGGAGTGATCGGTGATTTATGGGTTGACACAGCTAATCAACAATTATACCTATGGTCTGGCTCAAGCTGGATTCTAGTTGGTCCACAGTTTAGTGAAGGCGCTCAAGCAGGTCCTGTAGTTGAAGCTATCTTTGATACACTAAACATCAGCCATACAGTTATTAAATTTATTGTTAGTGGCGAAGTTGTTGCTATTTTTAGTAAAGACACATTCATACCTAAAGTTGTTATTGAAGGGTTTAGTTCAATTAACCAGGGTTTAAATATATCAACAAAAGATTTTGACGGCGACGGCGTCGTTAATAATAAATTCTGGGGTACAGCAGACCGAGCTAATAAATTAATAGTTTCTGGACACCCCGAAGGTTTAGATGCAAACAATTTTTTAAGAGGTGATGTAGCTAGTTTAACAAATTTTGGTTTAAGTGTTAGGAATAATACTGGATTAACATTTGGTTCAGACCTTAACGGTGTTCTGTCAACTTCAAGTGGCGCGGTAGTACTAGCTAACAAAACTGATGGATCTAGTATTTTTATTAAATCAAGCACTGGCGGATCATTAGTTGATGCTTTTACTATTACTGGATCCTTTGTTGGAATTAATAATATAAATCCTGTTCAAGCATTAGACGTAACAGGAAAAATAAAAGTTAGTAACGGTATAATAGTTACAGATACTACCGAGTCGACAAACTTAACAAACGGTAGTATTGTTACTTCAGGTGGTGTTGCTATTACTAAAAATTTAAGAGTAGGCGGCAATCTTTTTATATCTGGTGATACATCAACTACTAACATTACACCTGTAGCAAATAATGCTTCCGATGTTGGTACAAATAGTTTAAGATATAAAAGAATTTATGCTAATACAGTTGGAAATCCAGATTTAACTACACAATTTATTGGTGAATTTAGCGGAGCTTTTAATGGTTCTGTAACAGGAACAGCAGTTAAGTTATCTAGTGCAACAAATTTTAGTTTAACAGGTGATGTTTCTAGTAACACAATTGCATTTGATGGAGATAATGGCGGCGTTGCCACATTTACAACAACTTTAGCATCTAACGTTATTACAAATAAAACAGAAGTTTTTGATAGCTTAACAACAGATGAATTAATTGTACATAGAATTGGATTAGGTTTACGTAAATTATCAAAGACAACTTTCTTATCAAACGTAGCAACAGTACCTATTGCGTCAATTATAAGCTTTGCAGGCCTTACTCCACCACAGGGATATCTGTTTTGCGATGGTGCCGAAGTGCAAATTTCTTTGTACCCTGAACTGTATGCAGTTATAGGAAATACATATAAAGGTCCGGATCCATATATTGGACTTGCTACTTTTAGATTACCTGACTTAAGAGGCAGATTTGCTCTAGGAGCAGATAATATGAATAATGGAATTCAAGTTCCATTAGCACCTACTGGTGTATCGTTTGGAACAACTACTACGGATAAGGACGGTAATCCTAGTTTTACAGCTAATCGTGTAACATCAATTACTGCTGATGAAATAGGTTTAGGAAATGGTTCACAAGAAAAAGAAATATTAGTAGCTAACCTTCCAGAACATACACACGATTTAACTGGAGAAAATGGAACGCAGTTCTATGCAGTTACAGATGATGTTACAGGATCAACAGGTATTTCAGATGTAGACGCTGTAGGAAGATCTGTACAAATGGCTAATGGATTTTCTAGAATGTTAGTAAATGCTGGACAAGTAGAAGCTCCTACTGTAGATGTTCCTTTAGACGTTATGAATCCATACATAACAATAAACTACATAATTTATACTGGTAGGATTATATAATGGCATATAAAATTAACAAAACAGACGGTTCTTTATTAGCCGAAGTCGTTGATAGTACTGTTGATCAAGTAGCTTGTGACTTAACTCTAGTTGGAAAAAATGTAGCAGGTTACGGTGAATTTCTAAATGAAAATTTTGTTAAGCTTTTAGAAAATTTTGCTAGTACATCAGAACCTAATAATCCTATAATGGGTCAAATTTGGTTTGATAGTGCTCAAAATAGATTAAAAGTTTATGACGGTAACGGATTTAGAATAGGTAGTGGTCCTATAGTATCAGGAACACAACCATTGAACATTGTTCAAGGTGATTTATGGATCGATAGTGCTGAGAATCAGTTGTTTTTTTACGACGGAACAGATCTTCAGTTAGCAGGTCCTATATATAAAGACAGTCAAGGATTGTCTGGATTTACTGTAGAATCAATATATGATTCTGCTGGCTCTCTTCGAACAGTAGTTTACTTATGGGTAGCTCAAACATTATTGGGTATTTTTAGCAAATATACATTTGACTTTCAACCAAAGGTAGCTATTCCAGGATTTACTGGGGTAATTAAACCAGGGTTTAATGCTGGTAACTTAGCAGGCATGAAATTTCATGTGCGATCCACATCGTCTGATGCGTTAGTTAACACATTAGGACAAATAAAAACAGCAGAAGATTTTATGACTACTTCTGGGAACACAAATACCAGCGGTACTATAACAATTTCAAACCCGTTACCACTAAGATTAGGTCCTAGTCAGAATTACGAAATCACTGCTGATGTATCATCTTTTAGAGTGACTAGTAATAATACAGGTCAAGATTATGCTATAAGAATTAAAAATAGTGGCGGTATAACTAAAGATGCTATAACAATTAAATCTTTAACAGAAAGAGTTGGTATTTTTCAACCTAACCCGCAATATACACTAGATATTGCTGGTAGTTTACGAGCATCATCTGCATTTAAGTTGCCTACTTATACAACAGGTGACAGAGATGCTAAAACATCAGAAAACGGAGAATTAATTTATAATTCTACTGTGAATAGAGTACAAGCCTACGCAAATAATGTGTGGGTAGATTTACATTAAGATTGAGCTAAATATGATAGTTAAGGGGTATATGTAATGCCATACAGTATTGATAGATGGAACGGTACAACACTTACTGTAGTTGAGGACGGAACGCTTGATGCATCTTTAGATCTCAAGTTAATCGGAAAAAACTACGCTGGGTACGGTGAAGTACAAAACGAGAATTTTGTGCATTTGCTAGAAAATTTTTCTGGCACAAGTGCGCCACCCCGCCCTATTAGCGGACAGATTTGGTTTGATGCAGCTACAAATAAATTAAAATTTTATGATGGTACAAAATGGCGTACTAGTGGTGGCGCTGAGATTAGTGCTACTGCACCTACCGGATTAAGTGTTGGAGATTTTTGGTTTGACACTGTTAATGATCAGCTATATGCATGGAACGGTTTACAGTTTGTTTTAATTGGTCCAGAAACAGCATCAGGTCTTGGCATTACCCAAATGAAGTCTCGGTCTGTAAGAGACACTGGTGGTATCTTACATGCTATCATTGAAGCAATCATTGATAACGAAACAGTTTTTATTATTAGTGCAGATGAGTTTACACTTGACTCTGGATTAAATCCTATTGTTGGTTTTAGTGTTATTAAGAGAGGCACTACATTTATTAACACAGGTAATGACGGAGTAACTAGCTCTACACATAGAATTTGGGGCACTGCTAGTAATGCATTGAAGACAGATCAACTTAAAGTTGATGGATCTTATCGAAGTGCGGCTACTACAGCAACAGGAAATACCGTTGCTGCTAGAGACGGTGCTGGCGACTTGTTTGCAAATGTATTTCAAGGCGTAGCATCTAGTGCAAAGTATGCTGACTTGGCAGAAAATTATTTGCCAGATGCTGAATATACAGTTGGTACTGTAATGATAGTAGGCGGCGAAAAAGAAATTACTTTAAGTGCTTGGGGCAAAAGAGCAATTGGCGTTATTTCTGAAAAACCTGCATATCTAATGAATAAAGATTTAGAAGGCGGAGTAGCAGTTGCTCTTAAAGGGCGTGTTCCTGTCAAGGTAGTTGGAGCAGTACGCAAAGGCGACAATTTGATAGCTGCTAATGATGGATGCGCTGTTGTAGGAGTTCATCATTCTAGTGATGTATTTGCTATTGCACTAGAAAGTTCTAGTGACACAAGCGTTAAACTAGTAGAAGCAATTATATTATAAGGATAAGTCATGGCAGCTGGTGTAGGTCAATTAATTCAAAATACTGACTTTAATTCAATTAGGGCTACAGTAAGCTCAGTTATGGGTCAGAATACAAACGGATACGGACAAGCATTAAGTTCTTCAGATGTGTCTGTGGGTAATACTATTACTGCTGCTCAGTGGTTAAATCTTAGAACTGATATGGTTAAAGCTAGGCAACACCAAATTGGTAGTGCTGTTGGTACAAGTACAGCAACTGACGGTCGAAATTTAGTCCTGCCAGCTAGTGGATCACAAATTACTGAAGCATTGCGGTCACAATTTGCTAATATGGCTTCTACAATACAGAGTAATAGATACAGTGTAGACACAGATAATGTAGGCGGCCAGCTTTCTTTAGAAACGTTAATTACCGGTACAAGAGGGTCTGCATGGAACGGCACATTAACTCATACAGTAACTATTACTGGAGCAACTTCAGGCGACGGATCTGCTTCTAATTTACGTTATTTCTTTAATGCTGGCGGAACACTCAGAATCTCAGCAAGTATTACAACCGGCACAGCAAAAAATAATGCATGGAATACTATGTTTACACAAATGGGAACATTTGTTATGAACTATACTTCTACTACATACACTGGTTCAAGTGCAACAGGTTCTGCGATCGGTTTTGAAGATCTAACAACTTCTAATCAATTAGTTGGAGAAAAACTAGCACCAGCCGGCGCATATGCTGAAAATATCTATTATATCTATGCTAGAAAAAGTGCAGATAATACGCAAGTAATTTTTCAAATTGAGTTTAGAGATAACGACGCTGGTGATCCAAACTTTGACGAAGATGTCCAGCCAACACTTACTAGCACAGTAGCTCAAAATAGACCTTCCGGGTCAAATGTTTCTGTAGCTACACCCACTGCTTCGCAGTCAGGATTATAACATACTAATCGCCTCTTAGACTAATTACTGTATTACCAGTAATGTCTAGGAGTGTCTATGGATGAAAGACTCGAAAAAGCGTTTCAAACAGCCAACTATATGGCTAGCTTGTCTAATTTAAGACGAGTAATTTTAGAAGAATTTAATCAACAATTAGTGTATTATACACAAGGTGCTACGTTCACAATAAATCAAGAACTTATTTCTTTTGTTAAAGTCTTAATTGACATCGGTAACACTGAGTCTATTATTTTAGATGATAATAATATTCCAGTTAATATAACAAATCTTCAAGAATTTCTTACAAAGATTTTAAATATATACGCCGAAGCAACTAACGATTATCTTTTAAAATATGCAGATTTAAAAACAAAAAGAAAGGTAGAGGCTTTAGTTGAGCTATGACCCGAGGCGTATTACTTTTTGCTCAAAATAATTCAGATATTGACTATAATAAATTAGCAGTATTTGCAGCCACTCGAGTTAAACAATATTTAAATGTACCTGTAAGCATTGTTACAGATAGTAAAGATTGGTTGTTAAATAGCCAACCAACAGCTCAAACATTGTTTGATAAAATTATTCCTATTAGTTCAGAAACAAATCAAACAAAACGATTTCATGACGGCACATTAGCTTCTAAGATTTTAACATGGAAAAATCTTTCTAGAGCAGATTGTTTCGATCTATCCCCATACGATGAGACATTAGTAATTGATACTGATTATATTATTTCGAGCAAAACTTTGTTAAACATATGGGATAATAAGTTTGATTTTTTAATTTACAAAGATAGTTTTGATATTGCCCAGTGGCGAGATGATCGTAGTTTTAGATATATTAATCAATTATCTGTTCCGTTTTATTGGGCCACTGCTTTTTATTTTAAAAAGTCTTCTTATACAAAAGCATTTTTTCAAATTATAAAACAAATACAACATAATTGGAGTTATTATAGAGCATTGTATAATATTGACTCTACAGCATTCAGAAATGATTTTGCCTTTTCAATAGCTATCAATATGATGGGAAATGAGTTTGTTGGAAACTTGCCTGGCAAAATGAACTATATCTTAGATAAGGATATTTTAGTTGACATTAAGGACTCTTCATTAAAATTTCTAGTAGAAAAGAAAAGCTACGCAGGCGAGTACATAGCAACAAAAACTTCAAACATTGATGTTCATGTTATGAACAAATATAGTTTAACTAGAATTGTAGATGGAGTTCTACAATGACAAAAGGGTACGTAGTTTTAGCACAAAACAGTGACATAAATTATATTAGGCAAGCGTATGCTCTTGCTTTAAGTATTAAGAAATTTCAACCAACTATTAATAATATTAGTTTAGTAACTAATGACGTTGTACCAGACGAATACAAATTAGTTTTTGATAAAATTATTTCAATTCCATTTGGTGATCATGCTGTTGATAGCCAGTGGAAAGTTGAAAACAGGTGGAAACTATATCATGCCACACCGTACGACGAAACTATAGTTCTTGATGCCGACATGTTATTTTTAGAAAACATGGAGTCTTTATGGACATATGCAAACGGTCGAGATTTATTTTTTACATCAAAAGTTGTTGATTATAAACATCGAACAGTTGTTGATACAACATATAGAAAAACATTTATTGAAAATGAATTACCAAATCTATATTCGGGACTTTACTATTTTAAAAAGTCAGATAAGTCTTTAGAGTTTTTTAAAGTATTAGAGTTTATTACATATAACTGGCAAAAAATTTATTACGAGATTACACCAAAACATACTCAAAAATGGTATAGTATGGACGTTAGTGTTGCCATTGCCGCAAAGATTTTAGGTATAGATACTGAAATTACAAATGTCAACTCACCGTTTGTTTTTACTCACATGAAACCAGCTATACAAGGATGGGATCCTATACCAGAATCTTATCTTAGTCAAACATTAATAAATTTTAATAAAAAAAGTGAACTTTATTTTAACAACATTAGACAACATGGAATAATGCATTACGTTGAAGATAAGTTTCTTACTGACAGAATTATAGAGAATCTAAATGTATAATCCAGAAGAAGATATTATTCCTTATGAATTACTACAGGCAGCATTACAAATCAGTAATGTTCCGCCTTTATATAAAGTTTACTTTGATAAAGAAACTGGTAATATATTATCGATTACTAATGAAGAAAGTTTTGAATACACGAATTCTATCGAATTAGAATACGACCTAGTCAAAGATTTTTTTATAAAAAATAAATCTATCAATGATCATAAAGTTATTTTTATAGATCAAACTACGCCAGCAATCGTGAATAAAAACACGGAAGATGTTGATATAATCATGATTGAAGAAGTTGAAGAAGTTACTCATTGGGATAACACTCTTACTATAGAAAATTATCCATTGTTAAAAAAATGGGGTTTTCAGTTACGACCAGACCAAAAAGAAATTTTTAAAAAATATAATCTAAGTACATTAGTTGAAATTTTTATAGTTAATCCTGATAATTTTAATTTATTGATTAGAGCAATAAAAGTTCAGCTATCAGATTTGCTTTATAATGATAAATTTTATGTAGAATTCAATTCAGATAGTGAACTTAGTAACAAGAAAATTTTTGTAAAAAAGTTTTTTTCAACCACTGGATATCAAACATTGTATGACACAGAAATTTAAAATTTTAGATTACGATATTATCTACCTTAGCTACGACGAACCTAATGCTGAGAAAAACTATGCTGATTTATTAACTAAAGTACCTTGGGCAAAGCGTGTGCATGGTGTTAAAGGCAGCGATGAAGCACACAAGGCTTGTGCTCGGTTGAGCGAAACAGATCGATTTGTTACTGTAGATGGCGATAATATTGTGCGAGAAGATTTTTTAAATCAAGAATTAGATTTTGACGAACACAAAGATTTATCAAAATGTGTAATTTCATGGGCAGGTTATAATGTAGTTAACGGTCTAATGTATGGCAATGGTGGATTAAAATTATGGCCTAAACAGTATGTGCTAGACATGAAAACACATGAAAACGCACCCGCCGATGATCCTAATGCACAAGTTGACTTTTGCTGGGACGCAGAATATATTCAAATGAACAGTTGTTTCTCAGATGTTTATAACAATGCCAGTCCATTTCAAGCATGGCGAGCAGGATTCCGTGAAGGTGTTAAGATGTCATTAGACCGCGGAGTCAAGACTGCTAACAAAGAATTTAAACGAGAAATTCACTGGAAAAATTTGCAACGATTGTTAGTATGGCTTAACGTGGGCAAAGATGTATCAAACGGAGATTGGGCAATACTAGGCGCTCGAGAAGGTTGCTATATGACCAACTGCACTAATTGGGATTATGTTAATGTTCGAGATTTTGACTGGCTAGCAAATCATTGGCAAGATAAAGGATATGGACCTGCAACTGATTTGAGTTATCGAATTAATTGGTTAGGAAAAGAATTACAAAATTTTCTAGATCTCGAGATAGCTGACCTTGATGCAGATGCTAGTAAATTTTTTAAAGCAGTACATTTACAACAATATAGAACCGGTAATGGATTTTTGGATAAAGAATGAAAGATATCATATTTTACTATAAGAAGAAAAATGACGAAGTTATTGCTCATTTATCGGAAAGATTTCCACATGCAAAATTTGAAAAATGTGTAAGCAATATTGTAGAATTAGTTAATAAAGTTAAGGCAACTTCTAAGACAAATTTTTTCTGGTTAATAGATGTTGATATTGCCGGTTATGATACCCTACTAACGTATAATATTGAAACCTGGGATCAATCAGTTGTACATGTATTTAAATCTATCACTGCTGAAATTTATCTAATTCCTAAGAACGTAGATCTAGGTACTAGCACTACAATTGAAAATAAAAAAGTTATTAGTGTATCTAATTTAGTATTTAGGCACTATGATGTATTTTTCCTATCGTTTGACGAAAGTATTGCAGACAAAAATTTACAATATCTAAAAGAAAAGCGGCCTGATACTAAACATATTCAAGGTGTTAAGGGAATTTTTAATGCACATTTAGCGGCTGCAAAACAATCTAGTACAGATTTTTTCTGGGTTATTGATGCTGATGCAACAGTGTTAGATTCTTTTGATTTTAATTATAGAGTTCCTGAATGGGATTTTGATGTAGTACATATATGGAAAAGTGTTAATCTCATCAACATGTTAGAATACGGTTACGGTGGAATCAAATTAATTCCTAAACATTTAATTTTAAACGCAGATGAAACAACAGCAGTCGACATTACTACTAGTATCGGTGCAAAAATTAAAATAATGAATGAAATTTCTTCAAATATTAATAATTTTGCAACTAGTCCTTTAAATGCATGGCGCAGTGCATTTAGAGAATGTGTTAAACTAGCATCGGGCGTTATTGATAGACAAATACAAACAGAAACAGATGAACGTCTGTTAGCTTGGACATCACGAGGTGGAAATCGACCCTTAGGTGAATACGTAAAAGGTGGCGCCAGCGCAGGGGAATGGTACGGAAAAACATACAAGGGCGATAAAAACGCCCTTGCTATGATTAATGATTACAACTGGTTAAAAGAACAATTTGAGGCACACATCAAATTGTTTCCTCCAGAAATGTTTTTAGATCAAGAAGAAACTAAATCTAAAGTTAACGGGAATACTGAAGCTATTACAGAAGCACAAGCTCTTGCTACTTCCTGATGTTCTTTTTGTGTACCGTTGCCGCTACGTAATTCAATAAAATGAATCCAGCTACGTAGTGTACCGTTCATATATAAACGACTTTCCATTAATCCTTCTGGTAATACAGCTCGGGCTTGTTCTTTAGCAATACCGTTAGCAACAGCCCAAGTATACGTATCTCGAACGTATTCAATTAAATCTATTTGACGTTCGTACCATTCACACTCGATAGCAGTATGTTCTTCATTTAGACGATCAATTTCTATACTGTTTTGTCTATTTTTTGTGTCTTGTAACCTAGCTTCTCTTGTAACAAAGCTAAGGTCCTTTGTAGGGTCTGCGTATCGTTGACTAAACTCTTGAAAACTAAAACTACGATGGCGTAGAATCTGCCTTGCAATGTCCCTTGTTGTTGTAATCTCTAAACAAGCCGACACCATTTCTAACGGACTCCAGTGCTGGTGTTTAATAAGATAGCGAATAAGCTTTTCTGAAGTTTCGGTATTAAGTTGATTACTCGGATTTGAAACTCTAGCACAGTAAGCAACAAGTTCTTGAGCGTCAGCAATTCCTAAGTTTGTAAATTCTTCTGTTGGCTGTGAATAGGATAAAAGTTTGACATTCATAATATTAATTCTGATCCTTGGTTAAAACCAATGTTACCTTTAACAAACGTATTGAATGCTAAACTTAGTCTTGTTTTGTTAGAAGTATTTGGTTTGACATAATGATAGAGCGTACTAGGAAAAATGACTAACGAACCATTTTCAACTGGTATGCTCCATTCTGTTGAGTTAAACATTGTAAACTCTTTAGGTATAAAATTCAACAGAAATGGCAATTGCATTTTGTTAAAAGTGATTAAAGGTAAACTATCTTCGACATCGATATAATATACACCAGACAAGATGCTATTATTATGATTATGGAGGAAGTGTTGTTGGTTAGCATCGTTTGTGTTAATCCAACTATTTGTAATGTATATGTCTGTGTCAATTAATAAAAAAGACTTCCAGTACTCGGTTATTTTTTCTTCTATTAGTTTTTTAATATAACAAAGTTCTAAACTATCGAGTACATGAGTGTTGACAGATGATTTATTTCCTAATGTTTGTTCACATACTTCTAAGTTGTTTAGGAAAATTAATTCATCTTTAGATAACAGTCTAAGTTTTTCTTTGTAGACTGGTATAGGAAATAATGGATGAAGTTCACCGTTCATTACCTTAATTTTTTTCTTTTTAGAAATCTATTAGTGTCTTTAATCATGTCTTTTTTAATCTTAGTAGTATCTAACTTAAAATCAACATTTTCTATATCACTTTCGTAAGTAGCTAACATCTGTTTAAGATTAGACTCAAAAGATTCCCAATCGGCCTTAATTTGACTATTATTAATCTTTATTTCCCAGACTTTTTTGTTTTTAAAATTTACAGTAATAGATTCTAAATATTGTATAGGAACAACGTTCAGAGTTATATCGCCGAAAACTTCAGGCCAATGTTCTATGATTTCGTCGGGGAACTTCTTCCCCTTGGTCACGACGTTACAGCGGTTTTCTTCTTAGTAGGTACAAGTTCTTCTGCACGTCTACGCAAATCGGCAGCTTGTTTGGCTAGCTTATCTGCTTGACTACGATAATACTTGGCTTCTGACTCTGGTGTTTCAAACGTTTGATCTTGTTGATTAACAGAACTACTAGTTGTACGACCTTCGTCTAGTTCTGGAGTTGCAGGCGGAACTTTCTGTACTTTAGCAATTTCTTGAACTTCGGCAGCTTCTTTAGGACTACCTCTCATGGCTAAATCTTGAACACTAACACCCTGTTGTTCTGCAATGGCTTGATTAAGGTCTGAGAGCAAAATAGTAGTTTGCATATTTGGAACTAATTCAACTTGATCTGTTGCAACCTTAGTTAATAGTCCTTTGACATGTAAACTAGGTAACATAGTGCTACCATCAGAAAACATTGAGCGAGCAAGAACTTCACTAAATTCATTAGCGTTCTGTGCCGCAGGCGATTCAACTAGACTAATTAGTTGGTCGTGATAATCTGGTTCTAAGCTTTCTGATTGTATAATAAGACAGTTAAAAGCATCGTTGGGTAGTGTTCTAAAAACAACCATGCAACGTCGACCTGTAGATTTAATTCTTCCTACATGTTTTAAATTAGTAGCCATAGCTTATTGTCCTTGTTTAGGTTGTTTAGAAACTGATTCTAAAAATGTAGCAAGTTTAGTGTAAGTTTGTCCTACTAGTATCATTTCGTTTGGTTTAAAAGAACCTCGTTGAGCAGCAATATCAATAATCATCTTCATTGCCGCTAAATCGTTAAGCGTTAACTCTGTAGATTCTTGAGTAGTTGCTGGTTGTTGCGTAGTTTCTTGTACTGTTTCTTCGGTCATATGATCTCCTTAAATGGATTAAGTATGCATATAGTTATCATTTAAGTTAAATCAGGACATGCAAGTTTGAAGAAACTTAATTCTTTTTCTTGTTCAAATCCGATTTTAGTAACAAAGACAATAGTGTTATCTATTAGATCAACGCCTTGTCCTATATAATATCTATGATTTAGATTATTATAAATCCATGTATCTATACGTTTAAGATAGCTAGGGGTAAATTTTGCAATATTAGTATAATGAAAATGATGTGCTGGGAAAGTAACTTTTCTAAGCCCCAGAGTATTAAGTTTGTTTACCTTGCCGTTTTTTAAAGCCATTATTTGTGACCTATAATCATATATCTAGTATAGGGATTTGTTTCAAAATTGAAATGTTTAGTACCTTCAAACAACATTGTTGAAAGCGGATACTTCTTTTTAAAATCTTCTAAATTTTTTGGACAGTTAATATGATCATCAATTTTTAGATCGTTGCCTTGTAGTACACATAGGTAACCTTCTGGAATATGATCAAACCATTCGTTGCTGCCAAAATGTTCTGTAGAAGTATTTACAATACAGTTAGTGCCGTCGTTAAAGTTGAGTTCATTAGCATCTTTAGGCATAGCTCTAAACTGCCATTCATGACTCCAGGTGTTATTAACAGTATTTGCCACAGAACACGCACTCGCATCTAAATCGTAACTACGACACCATTCTACTTGCTGTCGTCCACGAGTCTTAAGTATAAAATGAAAAAGCCCATACCAACCGCCTAGCATACTAATACGCAAGATGTTGATATGGGCAGAAATACGTTCTAGTTCTTCAGCCGCCCAAATTTTACTTTCTATTTGACCTGCTGAAAATGCATCACTATCAATCTTTAAATTCATAGTATGCGTGAGCACCGAATGGAGGCACAATAGTATTGTTACCGTGGATCACAAAGAATGTGTCACAGTAGTTTTCGTCACCCCATGAACCGTATGGATAACCGTCGGTGAACATAATGAACTTTTTAGGACTAATATCATTCTCTTTCATGTAGTCCCAATTAGCCATAAACTCAGTACCACCACCGCCCATTACTTCATACTCCATAATGTCGGCACCGTAGCCGTCAAAGTCTTGTTCGTTATAAACTCTAGTATCAAAGCACCACAATTTAATCTTGTATTCTTTGTACTCGTCCATAATGCCTTTGACTTCTGAAATAAAGTCTTTAGCTTGATCGTCTCCGATAGAACCTGACATATCAATAGCAACACAGATGTCAATAGTTTCATCAAAGTTAGTACCTGGAAGAATAGCGTTCATGTGCCAAGCCTTGCGGTTAGGACGCATAAAGGTATAATCGTTTTTAATAGTGCTTTGAATTTGCTGGCGCAGAATTTCACGCCAGTTCATCTTAGGCTCAGTGAGTTCACGGATCATACGTTGGATCTCGGCAGGAGTATTACCTGCACCTGCCGCCTGAGCAGCCGCCATCATTTGTTCTTTGATCTCGTCACGAATCTGTTTGAGTTCTTCTTTGCTGTACTGTGGACGATTACCTTTTCCGTCCTTTTCCCAGTCAATGTGTTCGTCGAGCAATTGACCCAACGCACTCAATTCTTGCTCATCCATGTCGTTGTAAATTTCGTCATAGATTTGTTCAGTGCTTTTACCGTAGTGTTTGGTATCGTGGAAGATTTTGATCTTAGGGGGAACTTCGCCAATCTTGTCACGTACAAGAGTACCGTTAACACTATAGTCTGCCGCGGCATTCCAAATACTACGATCACGACCTTCTACTCGGAGCATATGCTCAAAAACATTGTGTAGGATTTCGTGTGCTACAACAAACTCAACCTGTTTAACTGTAAGGTCTTGAAAGAAGTCTTTGCTATAATATAGATGACGTCCGTCTGTTGCGGCAGTAGCGCACCACTCGCTAGCTTCTACAATTTTAAGACGAGTAGCCATGTTACCAAAAAACGGATGACGAAGTAACAGTCCAACCCGGGCGATTACAATTTTATCTACAATAGGATCGAGATTGCTCATATTTTGCTCCTGTTTATATAGTATATATTATAACAGGGTCCGAAGACCCTGTCAAACGGCTTATTTGCCAAATTATTTCTTTTCAGTAGCAGCCGCAATATACTTGCCGTATTTGGCATGGAAGTCGTCGAAACACTTGATCTCGTCTGGATCCAAAGGCAACTGATATTGAGTCAATGCAAGTTTGGTACCCATAACAACTAACTCAGTTTCGAAGTTAGTCATCATAAACTCAAAGAAGCAGTTAACTTGATCGTTCCAGTCTTTGGCATTCTTATCGCTAGCATCTTTGAGCTCATAGCATAACGACACAGTCAAAGAGTACATGGCACTAATTTCCTTAGTGTCCATTTTCTTAACCTTGCCCTTAAGAATGTCTGTAGGATTAGGAAGCTTAGAAGAAACTTTACGGTGAGCCATAAACTTAACAGCCAAACCCTCACCAACTGCACCCGAGATCAAATCGGTCAATGTATCTGTATCTTCTTCGTCATCAAACAACAACTCAGACACAAACGTCCAAGAACGAGGAGTAGCAAAGGCACGTGATGCACTCTTAGGATCAAAGTCGTATAAGTCCTTCTTAGAGAATGTTAAGAAGCCGACTACGTCTTTGTGAATACGATTGTCAACAGCCCAACCAAAGTAGTCGTCCCAGTCAACTTTCATTTCCAAGTGAACAAAACGGTTAGCCAACGGAGCAGGCATACGGTAAGTAACACCTTTGTCAGTTTCACGGTTACCAGCGGCAACGATGAGCACGTTGTCGGGCAAGCGATAAGTACCAACACGACGATTCAAAACCAGCTGATAAGCCGCTGCCTGTACGCTAGGAGCCGCAGAGTTCATTTCGTCCATAAACAAGATGATCTTGTCATGCTGAGCAGCCATTTCAGCATCGGGCAACTCAATAGGCGGAGCCCAGTTCATGCGGTTAGCGTTGCTATCAAAATACGGAATACCTTTAATATCAGTAGGTTCCCATAGTGACAGGCGAATGTCAATTACGTGAGCATTGAGTTCTTCACCCATTTGCTTAACGATATCGGATTTACCGATACCTGGAGGACCCCAAAGGAACAAAGGACGATTGGCTTTAAAAGCACGGCGCAAAGATTTTTTAGCTGCCTTAGGGCCAACGGTACGTGAACTAATTTCGCTCATATAATCTCCTGTAAAACAAGCGGTTGAATTAACTATCTATGTGTCTATTATAGTGTCATTAGTCGTCGCTGTCAACAGTATTTTCTTCTATTTTGTCATTTTGGCTATCCTGCTTATTCATAGCCTTAATTAGTCCATATTTACGAATGTCGTCAGAAAACAACATTAGCTCAAAACTCTTGCGTTCAGAGAATACAGTAATACTTTGGTTTGTTAAGTAGTATGGACTGTCCATGCTTCTATCAAAAAATATGATAGTTTGAGGACTCAAATCGATTGGCTCAGTAAACGGAATTTCGTAGCATTGTAGTTCCAGTTCTTTTTGCAAGAACTCAAATCCGTCGTCGCTTAGTCTCAATCCGCCTATGTCTTTTGAGCGATGACTTTGCCACCATTTGAATAGGTGTAACTTTACATTAGCAGGATCAGTTGAGCGGTCTTTTTGTTGTAGAAATATTTTGGTATAAGTCTCTTTTGAAATCATTTAATAATTTCACCGCTGGTAAGTTTAACTACCTGGAAGTCAGAACAGTTAAACATTTGGTTGAGTTTTTTGGCTAGATTATGAGCATGGCCAGGATTAGAAAAACTGACCTTTTTATACTTTGGTCCGGGATAGCTAGTAACTGCACTAGAAGATTTTAGATTGAAAGGTTCGTTCTTATAGAACACTGCCCAGATAGCGTCAGCTTCTAGAATTTGTTCACATTTATAATTTTTCTTATTAATGTGCTCTAACAGTACTTTTGGCTTGGGTCTGCTCATATGCGTCCTATTATCTACGCATATATTTATCAATTTGACCCGAAGCCACCCCCATCCATACTAACTGTTACAGACGCTCCTGTGCTCGATTCTAGCTTTTTAAGTATAGTATCGTAATCTTCTAGAAGTTTAGCACTAACTTCGCCTAGACAGTAGGCCAGTGCTTTAGCTGTTTTAATATCCATTTTGATCTCTCTTTGTTGTGAAAGATCAGCAGCCTTTACCTGTTGTAAAAACTGCTGTATAGGATTAGTATTAATCGGACTTGGCATTACTTAGCACCTGTTTCATTTCTAATTCATCTTTAAACGGTCCTTTGTAAGGATACCGTTCGATGGTAATTAGTTTTGGACAAAAGCTTTTTACCCAGCCTTTGTCAAATTTAATAGTGTAGTAGCCAGCACAATATAAACTCTTGCTGGCACTGCTTTTAGTAAACAATGGTAGTTTACGCTGTACGTTGAACAGCGGATTATACGGCTTACAACTAGTAGGGTATCCGTAGACGTCTCTAGAATCATCTACGGTAATAGTAGTCTTTTCACCAACTTGAAAAAAGTCTCTACCAAATGTTTTAAGTAACTCGTCTTTTTTGGTAAAATACGTATCACCTTTACTGCTACTTATCATGTATTTGTTGCCTTCTTTTTTGTGTAGAATAGCAACCTTTTCACCGTCGTCCTCAATAATCCAAAATTTACCGTCTACAACAGGTTTGGCTTTAATATTCATTGTGTGTATCTCGCTTGAAAGGGTTCAGCATACTGCTGAATGTTATCTGAAATCTTTTGCATATCATATAGATTACAAAATTTTAATAGTCTAATACCAACTTGACTAATGTTTTTAGGTTCACTAGTAGCCTGTCTAATAGTAGTAGCAATTAGTTCTTTAACAGTTTCGGGTTGTGCGGCAAGATCAATAAGTGTGCGATTACGTTCGTAGTCATCTAATACTCTATGTTCGGCACCTTCGTGATCAACCCAACGTTGTAACATGAGATTATTCCAAGAATATCCTTTCTTGTTACGATCCTCAAATGCTTCTTGCAAGCCAACTTTAGTCTTAGTACCCTTAACACGCACACCGGGATATGCCGAGAATACATTGTCTGAGCTGTCGCCACGCATACATTTCTCAAACAATAACCATTCTGGATTAGGAGCACCTACAGGTTCTTTAGTTTTTTTATCTAGTACACTCTTATTTTTCTTGTCAAAAATACCTTCGTGTGTAATAGTAGTTTCCATTACACCGTTGTATTGTCGCACATTAGGAGCAATCAGCTGATAAAAATCACTGTCTGTTGAAATAATAATATGGTTATCGTTAGGGTGCGTTTGAATGAAGCCTGCAATCAAATCATCTGCTTCTAATTGTCCATTTTGTAATACTGTACAGTTTGTTTTGTTAATAACAAAATCTTTAAACGTATCAAACGTTTCCCAGAACAGTTTGTCTTCTTCTTGTTCTTTAACAGTCATAGCCGCACGAGTTTCTGCTCGATTAGCTTTATAAGGCTTATAAAAGTCCTTGCGCCAGCTACGACCTTCGAGGCAGAACACTACATGACTACCGCCGAAGTCTTGCCATGCCTTTTTGATACTGTTAAAGGTAATATGAAGAGCCATACCTAGTTTAGTGTCAGCATCTCCTCTAATTACATGTCTAGCACGAAAGAATGTGTTAGCAGTATCTACGAGAATATAGTTCATGAAACCTCTGATTGATTTTTGTTAATTGGAATTACATTTATATAACCAGCACCTCGACCAGTATCCATACCTTCATCGGCTAGCATATTTCTTACAATATCTCTAAACCAACGATCTACAATTTCTTCTTCTGGATCACCGTCGAATCCATAACCGGCTTGTTTCAATTGTACTATAAAAAGATCATTCCAGTCAAGCTCAAAAATCTTTGGCTTTAGTAACTTGTGCCTCCGCTTCAGCAATCTTTTTTTTAGTTTCAGCTAACGCTTCTTCCATTTCGGCAATACCAAATAATTTTTTAATAAAATTTTTCATATTAATACCATCCCATAGCTCTTCCAAAACCAAATACATGTAAGCAGGCAAAATAACAGGTCATAACTAGCGGCCAACCTGCTCCTCTCCTAACAAATGCCAGTATACTAAAAACTGCACCTGTAAAACTAATAGGGTAGATCAACTGCATCGGCGGGTGTTGAGCAGTAACACTAATCCAGGTCATTGAAACAAATACACAGACACTGGCAATTGTCTCGTAATAAAATGCACGACGGTCGCTAGTATAACTACGAATCCAAAAATCTTTAACTTTTTGCCATAGTGTCATTAGGTACCCCACTCGTTTTTAAACAACGGCACTTGCAATCTATCACTGTAGCGTAGCCCATGCTTCATAGCTAAGTCTGCCACTGTACGATTGTTTAATGCATAGACACTTTCTACACCACCTACAGGCATTAGATAAACATGACCTCGGAATCCTGCTTTACGGAATTCAAGTGTAGCAGTAACTGCATCGTCAAAATCATCT